TTTAGTTTACCTGTTTCCTTTACTTGTTTGGTAAACTTATGTACTGGACTTGCCTGATCTCCCTTATGATCTTCTCCTTGTCCATACACATTAAAGTATCTGAAACTTTGTATAGATGAGAACTTTTCTAGGTTGTCTTGAATGTAATAATCTATTTGTAATTTGGTAATAGCATAGTAATTTAATGGAGATATTTTATTGGGAGTACTTCCCATCAAACTCTTTCTTGTATTACCATATACCGATGCAGATGAGGCAAATTTAACATCTATTTGATGCTCTATTGCCCTCTCAAACAGTTCTATAGTGAACCAAACATTAGTTCTATGGAGTTTATCTATATCTGTTTCTGTTGTTGCTGAGATCGCTCCTTGGTGTAGTATAAGGGATACCTTATCCCAGTCCTTAAAATATGCTATCCAATCCCAACAATTATGTTCATCAACCGTAACTATTTCTTCATCAGAATGTTCTATTAGATACTTAAGAAAGTTCTGACCTATAAATCCTTTTGCTCCTGTTAATATAATCATTATAAATATTTAAAATTGTATTTGGTTGCGATAAATGGCATTTGGTTTATTAAGTTCTACTATACCATCTCCTGGTCCAGTTATCAACCTTTATACTGGACCCGCTAATAAACTAACAGTAGGTAAGATTACTATTGGTAGTAAGAATTATAATCCATCTAGGGTACAGATTGGATATAGAGATTCTGGTGGTGACGTAAGATATTTTGAGTATAACAGATATATTAAGTATGGAGAAGTAATAGAGACTGAGAATATATTTATTGGTGCAGGACAGGAACTGCTTGTAAGATCAACTGAACCTGATGTAAACTTTTTATATTATGGACAAACTACTAATGATGTTATAAACCCTGTAAGATCAGGAGTTCTTCAACATACTTTATCTACAGGTCCAGTAAAGCAGTCATTGTTTACTGCACCTTCAGGATCTGAATCTGAGGTAACAGTATCTATTTGTAATTTAGGACCTGATCCAGCAACTGTAAAATTAGGTCTTGCGAATGGAGATATAAGCACCTTTGATAGTACAGAATATTTGGACTTTGGTTTTCAAATAGGACCAGGACAAACATATACTAGACCCAATATCAAATTAGGTGAGGGACAATCTTTAGTTGGATTTTCAAACTTTGATTCTAAGGTAACATTCCTTTGTCACGGACAGTTATTTTATGCAGTAAGTGGTTCACCTACAAGTGATGACTTCATTGTTCTTGGCAATTCTAGGATTGATGGTAACTTAGGTATTGGTAGAACTGCTGATCATGCTAACAGTAAAAGGTTAGATGTACTTGGCGATACTAGAATAACAGGTCAATTAGATGTTGTTGGGTCTGGTATTAATGTAGATGGGCATGTAAATATTGGATTGGGTGTTAGTGCTACTACAAAGTCTTATTTTAGTGCTGATGTAGATATAGATGGAAATGTTTTAATAAAAGGTTCTAGTACTGATATTGAAAGTACCAGCGTAAGAATTGCTGATCCTCAAGTACAATTAGGATATCTTTCTGGTAGTGATTCTGGTATTAACAATGGTGGAATAGTTCTTAAGGGTACAACAGATAAGAGTATTCTTTGGAATTCTAGTGATGATAGATGGCAACTTAATAGGGGTATTAATATTCCCGATCAAACACATGCAATTAGTATAAATTCTATAGATGTTCTTACAAGAGATAAGGTTTTAGGAAATACTATTTCTGCAGGTATTGCTATTACTACACCTTCTACAACTGCTTTACCTACAGAAGATGCAGTAGATATCTATGTTACTCAAACTACAGCAATTGATAATTTAAAGACAAGTAAGGAAGTCAAAATACATTCTTACTTTATGTCTCAGATGTTGGGTTAAGTGTTATAATAGATACTAAATAATTTTTTAAAATAATATCGAGAAATGAACTTTACCATTTATAGTAGGGAAGGTTGCCCGTATTGTGAAAAAATAAAAGAAGTAATGGCATTGACAAAACAGAATCATGTGGTGTATAATCTAGAGGATAACTTTAGTAGAGAAGACTTCTATGCTGAGTTTGGTCAAGGTTCAACTTTCCCACAAATAGTTTGTGATGACTCAGGGGAAAGGAAAAAACTTGGGGGATGTACTGAAACTGTTCAATACCTCAAAGAAAACCAAATCGTCTGAGGGCGATATAAATAAACCAGATTATAATATTGATCGTGGTTTTGAATTCATCTTAACGGGAGGCAAAAAGAAAACCAAACCATTACATATAACAACACTCACCATAGGAGGCAGACAGATGTTAGCAATAAGTTTAGTATTTGGATCTTTTCTAACGATACTGTTTCTCATAGTAGGAGCAATTGGTGGATGGGTTGCCAGAGAGTACTTTATGAACTATCATGATATTAAAGTACATCCTGAAATGTTTGACTCTAATGGTAATATTCTCCCTGACGAAATTGTAGCATTCAGATTTGAAAATTATGACAACAACGAAGAAGACGACAACGAAGACTAAAAAACCCACTACAAAGGCAAAACCAAAAGTAGTTGCTCAAAAGGTTCCAGACCTTCCACCAAATCCTTTTGTATTTGAGGTTTTAGATGCTGCTTCTAGAATGAGAAGCAAAGCAAAGAAGATTGAAGTACTCCAAAGATATTCTCACAACTCATTAAAGGCAGTCTTTATATGGAATTTTGATGAAACTGTTATTTCTCTTTTACCTGAAGGTGAAGTTCCTTATGGTAGTAATATAGAGGATGAGACACAGACAGGAACATTGTCTGGTAAGATAAATGATGCAACTTCTAAGATGAGTGAGATGGGATCTAACTCTCTTGGATCACAGGATCAAGGTAAGGCAAGTATTAGAAAAGAATTTCAAAAGTTCTATAACTTTATTAGGGGTGGTAATAATGGATTAACTTCTCTCCGTAGAGAGACTATGTTCATTAATATTCTTACAGGATTGCATCCAAGAGAGGCAGAAATTTTAATTCTTATTAAAGATAAAAGATTAGAGGATAAGTATAAGATTACAAAAGAGATTGTATCTGAAGCATATCCAGACATTACTTGGGGTGGTAGATCATGACTAAAGAAGTAGTAGAAAAAGAAGAAACTAAATTAGATCCTAAACCAGAAGTCAAGTTTGAACCTTGGAGTAAAGAAGAAAAGGAAAGTTCTAAAACAGTTTATGCTTGTGAGATTTTAGTTTCTAATGGTAGTCTTGCAGATGTTCATACTACAGATGCACCTAATGATGCTTGGATTGTTAAGTATACTGTTGATGATAAGGAATGTTTAGATTTAAGTAGAGGTACAAGAACTAAACTCTTTGATATGTACTATGATAAGTTCAGCAAAGGTCTAAAGAGTATAGAGTATGGTAAAGGAACTGTAAGTCCTAAGTTGTGGGGATATCAGTCAAAAACTGCTAGAAAAAAGAAAAGAAAATAGATGGAGGAATATCAATTATTCCCTGCTACTGTATGGTCAGTTGATTTAAATTTAGATCTTGATCATATGCGGAAGGAAATAAGGGAATTTTCTTCGACTCATCCTACTCAACATAGGTCAAATGATGGTGGATATCAGGGTCATTGTTTTGATTATCAACCTTTATTTGATGGTATAAAGGAAAATATACCCCAGTATGAAGATCCAGAATTGGGTGAATTATACATTAGCACTTGGGTGAATATTAATAGAAGAGGTAATCGTAACAGGAGGCATACTCATTCTGATGGAATAAATTTTCTTTCAGGAGTTTTTTGGGTTACAATTCCTAAAGAATCTGGAGACATAAGATTCTTCGATCCCAAACCACCTGTATATTATTCTATGGCAGATTTGAGATACTATCAATTAAGTCAGGCAGCACATACTGAAACAATTTCACCAAAAGAAAATAGGTTATTATTATTTCCTTGTTGGTTAGAACATGAAGTTGATCCAAGTTTTAGTGACGAAGATAGAATATCAGTATCATTTAATATAGTACGTAAGATAGATGCTGAAAGGTATCAAGAATTTGTTACTTTTAGAACTGTCTGAAACGAAATTCGACTTTTAATTCCATTATATCCCGACAAAAAATCGGGCAATTTTTTTGCTCTGTAGGGTCGATGTAACAAATTTACATATTAACTTGACTAAATAATTAAAATGTGTTATTATTAACACAATCGTTCAACCTGATACATTCAGGTCGCAAGTAAGCCGACTCGGAACGGATCGTTCATC